ATCCCACGGCTCTTGAAACCTGCGGGTAAATTACTTAATGTCCCTGCATCGAGCAACTGTCTTAAGGCTGCTGTTGCCGTTTTACTTAAACCGCCAATCATGTGTATTAAACCAAAACCATAAAATCCTAGACCTGGTAAAAATTTAAAATGAACAAAGTATGCTTTACGCTTCATCAAATCATCTTCTTCTTCATAATTGCGATAAATAGATAAGACTTCTCTTGAGCCTTCATCTAAAGTTACAATAAAAGGTACTTTAATATTTTTTTCATCATCACCGTTGATATCAAATTCATCTAAATCTAAATCAACGTGCATTTCTAAAACATTTAATTGATAATCAGAGTCGTCACTGTTACTGGACCCCTCTAATTGATCGTATTTATCTTTAATATCGTCATCGTCTAAACGACTGGGTAGTATGTCTACATCACGATAAAAACCTGAACGTTGTTTTTTTAATACATCATTTTCACTCATACGAATGACATGTGTAATTCTTTCACAATCATTTAAGTCACTAGCGTAATACGGAACCACTAAATCTTCAGCCGGTACAAATTTAGATACCGCTCTTTGCATTACATCATCGTAATAAACTTTTTTAAACGCACTTCCTGCTAACGGGAGATAAAATAATAATTGGTCGAACTCTGGAGTGTACTCTTCCATCTTATCCATAATCATATAGTTCATGAATTCTTTTACACGATTAGCTTGCGCTGATTTTTCATCCGTTAGTTCGCCTACCACTTGTGTACGCACCGGACCGTCACTGGGTAATAATTCTTTATAAGCTTGAGCTTGAAATTGAGTAACTGCCTCGGCTAACATTGGATGGGTTACTGAACTGGCGCCTTGGAACGGGCCTGCTTCATTGTTGTATTTAAAACCTAACAAATCTAAGCCTGAGATGTAGGATTTTTCCCAATCACTTCTTGATTCTTTGTCTTTTTTGTAATCGGAAATGAGTTCATTTGCCATTCTAGATAAAACACGTTCATCTAAATCTTCAGCTAGGTTTTCGTAAAAAAGGTTTTCTTCTTCCCCTTCTTCTACTTCCTCATCGTTCTCCATTTCCATCTCTTCTTCTTCAATCTCTACTAAAGGAGATTCTAGATCTTCTGTAGTAGTATCTAATTCGTTATCAGCCATCGAAAATATCCTCTAGTAGTATTTATACTCTTTTGGGGGTCTATCTGTGCTATCCACATAATCCGAGTATAACTCAACAAAGTTTCCTTGGCGATACCTTAATATTGCTTGAGTTGTGGAATCAACATAGTCGTCATTTGCCCCGTGTGGGAAAGCAGCGCATTCGTCCATTACATCTTCTGCAAATTTTTCACCGTACGGGTACCAGACGGCTCCACTTTCAAAAACCGGAGCACAAACGTTTACTCTTGTATGCTTGTCGTTACCTCGGGTGGGTGTAAATGGTACCACTGGAATGCCCATACGTCTTAGCTCCTGGGTCAACGGCTCACCACTCGCTTTCTGCTCGACAATAATCGTTTCAGGTTCCCAGTATTCATTCGCATCAAGGGCCACGGCTTTAAGTTCTGGAAAATCAAATTTACCTCGTATGGCATCCAATAAAATAATATTAGGGGCTCCGCCTTCTTCTGGAAAAAACACACCCCAGGTCGTGATCGCACTGTAATCCGCCGTTTCTTTTTTAGAAAACGCCGTATCATAACTTTGTATGACATGCTGTAAACTTGGCAATTGTTCATCTTCCCATGGTTGCCACCACTCACGTTTCAGGATTGCTCCTTCTTCTGCCGTGGGGTTCTGCATATACTGTGATGACCAGTTACGAAGAGGGATAGAAGCTTTAATTTTTTCTAATTCCTCTAATTCCCAATATTCTGGCCACACTGGGTTCCCTGATTCGAGTATCGCTGGAAATGAAACTTGTTTCCAAGAATCTGCTTTGGGTTCGGTTTGAGCCTTCAGCAATCTTCCTGTTAAATCGTCCTCGGCCCAACGGGTCATAACCACTAGGATCGAGCCTCCGGGTTGTAAACGCTGCCTGGGTCCTGAAACATACCAATCGTACGTACGTTCCATGGCGGTATCGGACATAGAATCTTGCTCCGTGTGAGGGTCATCAATAATCAATAAATCCGCTCCACGGCCCGTGATTGAGGAACCTACTCCAGCAGCATAATACTCACCGCCGTGACTTGTTTCCCAACGACCTTTGGCTTTAGAGTCTTCACGCAGTCTTACGTCACCAAATATTTGTTTGTATTCTTTAGAATCAATAATGTTACGTACTTTAGCCCCGAACCTCGCTGCTAGCTCCGTGTTGTGGGATACCTGCATAATTTTTAATTTTGGGTACTTACCAATCATCCATGCAGGGTAGTAAACCGATGCAAATTCAGATTTAGTATGTCTGGGTGGCATATTGATTAAGAGCCTCCCTTTTCTTTGGTCAGCTATATCGGTAAACTCTTTAGCTATGATTTGATGATGGCCCCAGTCTTCTGGATCTACAGATTTTCTACATACAAAATCCGGCCAAACTTCTTCGACAAAATATAAAAAATCGTCCTGACAAAGTTTAATATGCTTTATCCAAAGCCTTTCTACTTCGAGCCTCATTTGCTCGGTTGTCATTTGTTCTGTCTTCATGAGCCTCCATTATAATCATTACTAGAATTTTTACCAGCATACTGCGTCTATCTAACTTAATCTTTACCTTTTTTTTTAATTACTTATATAAAATTTCCTAGATTCAATTTTAATATATAGTGATTGATTTTCATTTTAGGAATGAGCCTTATAAAATAAACAGTTTTTTTTGTTTGATAGTTTTAGTAGCGATAGCTAAAAAAAATGAGAATGATTATTGGTGAAAAAATCGGACGAAAAAAAGCCCTCGGATAGAGGGCTTAATCGTTGAGCTTTGATTACTTTGCTATCACCTTATACTTGGTCATAAATCCATCTTGTACTGTATAGCCTTTTCTTTCCGTAACTTCTTTAATGAAATCGAATCTTGCAGTTTCCCATCTATCGCCGTGTATTTCATGAGATAACGCAACTTCATTTTTTAGCGCTTTTAATTCTTTTTGCTTTGCATTTATTGCCTTGTTAATAGAATCAATCTTAATTTGTAAATCTAATCTGTATTGTATTTTCATTGTTTTAACCTCTTATATATTAGATTAATTTCTAATATGTAAACATATTAGCACGGATTTAATGTATATGTAAAGCTTTTATTTTAAATTAATCTATTTGCTTTATATATCATTATATGGTTTAATATACATAATCCTAGAATAAACTAGGATTTAGACAACAGATAGAGGTGAAACAATGAAACAGAAAAAAACTGATCTCAAGATCTCAAAGAAAAAAGAAATGACAATTGAAAAATATATTTCAAAGAAAATGAAATTAATGACTTTTTCAAAGGAGGTTAAAAAATGCTAGAAGTACAAAATGATAAATGGGTAGGATATACCATGCTAGACGGATGGGATGAAAATTTTTCTGATCTCGCTTTACCGGATCAGTTTATTAATTCATCATACAAGAATGATTCTTGTCCATCGTTCGCTTTCCATGGCTGGCAGATATGGATTGATGCGGAAATTTTAGAAGAACGTGAATCACTCGCACAAGGTTTTTCTGGAATAGAAAATTCTAGATTTACGATTATGGAGGTTAACAATTACGCTCATTCTAATACGTGTGAGCTATTTGAGAATTTTCAAGATGTTTTAGATTTTGTGAACAAGAAAATCGCACCCTTTATAGGTTCGTAAATTTTAACAGGGGCAGAAATGCCCCATTTTCTGAGAGATAAGGAGATCTTTATTGGGAAATGTGATTACAAGAAATGTGATCACAAGAAAAAGCCAGGAAAAACCTGGCTTTTTTTATGGTTGAGTATTATTTATTATTATTATAAATGATTTGATATATATAGCTTATATGTTATTATTAAGAGGTAGATATTAACAACACAAATGAGAGGTCAGAAAATGCAACATATAACAACTAAATATCTAGGACCAACGGATTTTAGAGGTTCTAGGATTAAGGCAACCACATCATACGGCAAGGATTCAATAACAATTAGTTATCCTTATGAGTTAAGCGGTATTGATTGCCATGCTAAAGCAGTCAAAGAATTAATTAAAAAGATTAAATGGAATAATGATTTAGATCGTACAAGAATGATATATAGCGAGCTTGAAAACGGTTATCTATTTGCATTCGATAATGATTTAAATTCTATTGATATATAATTTTAACAGGGGCTATTTCTAGCCCCATTTTTGGAGGTGTAACAATGATTAGTCTAATAAGTAATGAGAAAAACAGCGATATACATATATGGGAAGGCGTAAATAAAACTATCTTAATATCTTTTGAGGATACAAAAAGTTTGTATTCTTATAAGAGCTTAGACGATGCTATTAATAGCCTTTATATAGATGGATATAAAAACACGGCTCGTAAACTACATATGGAGAATAAATAATGAATATAGATAAAAATAATGAAGGGGCGTGGCGTATATCAGATATTATTAATGACCAACTTATTACGAAAGTTTATTATTATTATACTAAAAAGGAATCTATACAGTTATTTAAACTACAATATGAGGTGTACCAATGAATAACAAATACAAATTCCCATTATATAATAAACTGATGTTTAATTTTACGTGTTGGATATATAAAGGTAATACAGAAAAACAAATAGCTATGATTTTTAAATATGGTGATCCATACGGTTTATTTGATATGGTCAAATGCAAGTAAGGTAAGGAATACCTCGAGAAAAAGCCTGGCATAGTCCAGGCTTTTTTTTGTCTTGATCTCGCTAACTGTCCCCAATTGCCAGAAAAACAAGGCTCTTATTTGCGCATATTCAATTATCAGGGTGCTGGACTACCTCGAATAAGATAAAAAAAACCCCTCTAATGAGGGGTAAGGGGTTGCCCTTAGAGGGCATGAGGCCTAATGAAACCTATAGGATTAGTATGAGCTTAAAAAAATTTAATTTCAATAGGCTAGTTTACTAGCCATTAAGGTATCACCTACAATATCATTTTCAACATCATCTCTCTGATTTTTATCAAAATAGTATTTTGCATTTCTAGCTAATATTTTTTTAATGAGAGGGATATTTTCTATACCTTTTTCTTTAAAAGATAAAGACATTGAGATTTTATATAAATAAGCTGTTGCTTCAAAATCAGTAGGAAAACAAAGATGAATTAATTCTTTAATAAAATTCTTTTCCGACATTTCTAAAGGTATTCTTTTCATATCTATATCGGACATTTCTTGGTCTCTACCTTCAAAACTCCATATAATATTAAGTTTTAAAAGGGGCTTTTCGTTTTTTGATTTCATTACCATACCCTCGTACGGTGATTTTACTTTAATAATAGTCATTTTCATTACCTCTTTTCATTGTTGTTTAAGTAGTACCATTCTACCAGAATATAAAGTATTTGCAATATATCATTTATATGGTATCATTAGGGGGTATTTAACAACGGTGAGGGTAGGAAGATGACAATTAACGGTAATTTTTTTGATAGTTGGGATAAAAAAAATCTAGCAGATTTAGACATCCCTAAAGAATGGGCGGATGTAAGCTACGGCAACGACCTTCACCCATCCTTCCTAATTAAAGGATTTCAAATATTTATAGCAGAGGCTAATAAAGATGATAGGGAATGGGAAGGAATGCCTAGATTCGGTATACAACATTGGAACTATTACGGTGATTGCTATACCACTCGCACCATGGAAGATTTTAGCGAGGTTTTGGAATATGTATCCAATAATTTTGGTGCATGGATAGTAAGATAATTTTAACAACGATGAGGTGAATAAATAATGAGGAAACTAACACAAAGACAATTTGAGGAATTATTAAATTTAATAGAAGATATGGGGTGGGATTTCGATAGATTTTCAAATTCTGGTCAAGAAAATTTTAACAAGATTTGTAAGCTATTAGGTTGGGAGGAAAATAATGAAGAATAGAGTCTATGATTATAAAGGAAAAAAAAATTTTAATAAAACGGTTACCGAAAATGAGTATCTGTTGGAATGGGAAGTAGAGGGGGACTATAACAATTGGAAAGGCACAGCTTATTTTATGGATTTTTTATTGGAAGAGTTTAATTTGGGTATTGAGGACTTGCGCAAGATCGCCAATTTAAAAGAAGATGAATCAATAAAAATTTATGGTATGGCAGAATATTTTACCGTTACCAATAGGGGGACATAAAATGATGATGATGTTTATAGTGGGCTTTGCCCTGGGGCTAATTGTAACGGCCACAGGATTATTGATCGTGTTGCACCACCAGGACATGAAGGACCTAGAAAACCGTACCGGTCGATATAGATGATTTGAGCATAAATGATTTATATGGTATTATTAACGGGTATTTTAAACAACGATGAGGAAAGAAGATGGATCACAAAAGAAAAGAAATTGAAGATTATTTTAAGGATTTTATAGAAGACGACAGGCAGCACGGCTATTCCTGGGTGTTTGAGAATATGCATGACTTACACCATCACGCTTTTAACAACGACTATTACATTATTGGCAGATATAAAGCTAAACAATGGTTAGGCGATGAGGCGCTAAACGTGATTCAATTTATAAAAGAGTATGAAACGTTACATTTTGGGGAAGTATCTACAGATTTTAGCGAACCGGAGCAAATTGTTAATATGTACACTTACATTATTGGCGAGGAAGTGGTTAATGATTGGTTAGAGAAACACTATCACCCGGTTTCTAACACGTTGTTAATTAATTGTTAACTAGCGATCAGTACCAATGCGTCATGGACCCTGGCTTCGAGTTCCAGGGAACCTGGCTCTTGGCCAAAGGTCCATTCTTGGACTTGGTGCAGGTCTCTCGGCTCATGGATCGCTAGAAGTTCGAGCTTGGATTGCGTGGCATGGTAATTAAGAATAAAAGATTTGCCACCAGAACGTAAATAATCGATATGCCAGTTCCATTGAAATTTAGAAAGCCCTTTATCCTTAGCATTTGAGCACTTTAATTCGAGCCAAAATGATGTATTTCTAATACACCCGTAAACATCTGGAATACCGTTGATAGTATTGGATTCTAGGCGAAAAAGAAACCAATCTGGGTAGGGCTTTTGAGCTACCTTGATTCTTTTCCACAGTTTTGACTCATTTATTGACATTTTGAGTTAAAATATTATCATAAATGTTAACAAAAGAACATTTTAAGGGGGGTTTATGCGA